ATATATGACACTAATCGATAAATCATGTTTTGAAAGAGGTTGTGCTTGTTATGACAACCGTGATGGATATGATACTGTTGAAGTAATCAGGCGTAAATGGATTGGTCTTGATCAAACAACCAAACCTGATATCCGACACCAGACTGAAGCCTTCTTCGCTGGTGTACAATGGGCAGAAACTAGACTTAAGGAATTAAACACATGAAACTCAATAAAACACAACGTGACTATGCTGTATCTCGTCTTGCTGACAAAATCGCTCAAAAGCGTAATGATGAAACACCCGCTTTTGTATCATCTAAAAAGTCAGACATGAAAGAAATCTACAAACTGCTGACTAATGCAGGTGTTCAACTTGTTCCTGAAACTGAATTCGTAAACTCATGGGGTGTACGTAGTATCGGTGATGTTATTATTTTCCCTGTTAACTTTGATAAGGAGCATGAAGAAAACAATCGTATCCGTGATGAAATCCGTGTTAAATATGAGACTATCCAACAAGAATTAATGGATAAACTGTATCTCTGTGATGAAGCACAAGAAGCTCTCGACTTAATCAACTCTATCTAAATGTTAGTGTAACTAACGTTAAACTAAAAGGAAATATCATGTTAGAACTCAATCCATTCTTCTCTACAACTCTCCAATTTGAAGTACATCAAGTTGAAAAAGCACCTGAAAACCACTATGATGTTAAGTCATGGGAACAAGGTCGTGGTGTATACCACTGCAAAGATACCGATAACATGTTCTTTGTAGGTAAATACTCTGTAGATAATATCTATAGTGTAAGTGATAAAGATTTCTTTACTGTTGTTGAGAACACCTTTGAATCACCTAAAGTTGATGAGCATCTAATGCTTAAAATCGTAGCTGCAACTCACGGACACCTATGAAACCTGATGCTTTCTCATTAGAGCAAGCTATCATGGAATGTTGGCAAGTATGCGATGATCTGAAAGAAGAAATGGATCGTCAAGTACTTGCCAAATACTACCAAATGAAGTTTGAAAAACTCTGGAATATCTTTGAGGAATTAACACATGACAGATACTTTAATCCTGCTACCAGAAAGACACCGACACCTAATCCGTTCAGTGATGAAGAAACGTCTTCATGAACGTGAAGGTGACTTAGACTTCTGTAACACCATGATAACTATGCACTGGAATTGTTCTAATAAAGACAAGCCAGAGAGTGCAAGAGCTTTCGAATTTCTTAACCACTACAAGGATTACAAACGTAAACTTCGTAAAGAACTAACCACAATCCGTTCAATTCTACAGGTAATGAAATGAAATATCACCACTGGTATTATACTGATAATGCAGACTTTGAATGCACTATTGAAGCTGAGAAAGGTAGTTTATGTCAAATCCGTGATGAAAAAGGAGGCTACGAGCCTGACTATGCTGATGAAATCTACGTTGTTGAAGTTAAGCACAAAGATACTGATATCATTGATGTTATCCATCCAGATGTACTACGTGATATCATATCTCAATTCGTTGAAGTAAATTCCTCACTCTGAAAGCCTATATGCAAAATCCATTATCCGAGTATCGTAGTAATCTCTTTGCTACACATGATAGCCTTGATGAATCCTTCTCATACTTAAACAGTGTGATGGCAGGTGTATCAAATAATGATCGTGCAGGTGTTGATGTAGCTGTTCGTTGTATGATTAACACAATTGCAAAACAAATTGATAATGTATATCATCCAGACAAATACCAGTCTATCGAGTCTGTTGTTACTAAATACCTTGATGATGTCCTTGCAGTACGTGTTGAAGAAATCGTCAATGAACGTATCAGCACTGCTCTAGATCAATACATGGAAGATGTGTTTGATATCACTGACTATGATCATGAAATCGATTGGGAGGATCGTATCAGTTCTAACCTTGATAGAAGTGTTATCGCTGACCTTGTTGAAGAAGCAATTAAAGACAACATAACATTCGAGGTAACTGTATCGTGAACCAACCAGAGTCTAACGGCTACTTTGTCTTCGTAAAGCAAGGTTATGATCGAGCCTACTATTGTGTAGCAGGTCGTGATATCAAACTTCAAGACGCTGTATGCTATCTATTCCCAAATGAAGCAGCTAATGTATGTACAACAATGAACATGAGATTTAATGATGAACACCGTCAAAAAGAAACGCTCAATGAATCCGGAAGTACTAGCAAAGGGCAAAGCAGCTCTTGAACAATGGCGTAAAGAAAAAGCTTATGCTGTAAAGAAAGGTGGTAAATTCCTTGAAGCATGGAATGAAGAACAAGAGTTAAAGAAAGCTCAAAAACGTACTTCACCCATGCAAGCAATCAAAAACTTTTGTAATGACTGTGTAGGAGGTATTCGTACAGACATAACCAACTGTACTGCTAAACAATGTTCTCTGTATATATATCGACCATACAAAAAAGGTGATGATAATGAATGAATACTGCTTTCAAATTAGTCGTACATCAACAGTGTGGGTATGCGCTATTGATGAAGAAGAAGCCCAATCAAAAGTGTATGAAGAAATCGGCTATGATCCAGAAGAAATGGAACTTGTTGATGTAAACTTTGATATATGAAACTCTACGACCTACCACGAGGATCATACTTCAAAATCATCGGTAATCTACAAATACCACCTTCAGCACCAGAACCTGATCTTGAAGAAACGTACAGGCTAGGCAATATTGATGGTATGTATTCCTACTGTGCTGATAACCAAGGTAAAATATACCATTTTGTTGCATGGACTGAAATTAAAGAGGTAAATGATAATGATAGCATACAAGCTTTTCAGGAAACGTACAGACAATACCTACGGACCACTCTTTATCAATCGTAAACAACGACTAGAAAAAGATGTGTGGTACTTCGCTGAAGATCATAAGACAAAAGGTTATGCACATCGTCCAGGATGGCATGCATGTGCTGAACCTATTGCACCACACCTATCTAAAAAAGGTCGTGTATGGTGTAAAGTAAAAATCAATGATCTTGTACGTCACCAAAGACCTGAATCTCAAGGCGGTCTATGGTTTACTGCTAATGTTCTTAAAATCATAGAGGAATTATGAGTTCAACACTAATCGCAATCATCGGCATAGTCTATCTAGGTGTATGTATTGACCTGTTCCTTAAAGGAAGTCTGGGTCTAAGCATTGCATTCTTAGGTTATGCTATAGGCAATGTAGGTTTATACTTGGAGACAGTAACTAAATGAATCGTAGAACAATCTACCTTGCAGGTCCAATGGAACACGTATCTACTGAAGAAGCTAAAGGTTGGCGATCAACAGCAACCCACCTATTAGCCCACTCTTCAAACATACTTAACCCATGCAGACGTATTCATGCATTTCAACCTAAGTATATGAAACGTATATTTGAGCTTGATCTTCGTGATATTCGTGAGTCTGACTTAATCTTAGCAAACTTAAATAATCCAACTGTTCCTAAACACGGTACAGCTATGGAAGTATTCTATGCTGCTTATGTATTAAAGATTCCTGTTGTAGCGTTTAAAGAAGACAATACAACAATTCATCCTTTCTTTGAATCCCTTGTAACTGAATGGAGGTCTACTGTCGATAAAGCTTGTGATACAATTCTTGCGGAGTACTTATGATTATTAAATACATCTGGATAGGACTACTTTGTTTTGCCTCACTGTGCGTAATTGCACAACTCTTTCGTAAACCTAAAATCAACATCTGATATGCCATACATAACTGAAGAAGCCCGTCAATCACCACACATGCTCAACTATGAGCCACACTGTGCAGGTGAATTAAACTTCCTGATCACAACATTCATTCGTGACTACTACAACAAAAGCCCATCATATCAGTCTGTAAATGATGTTGTTGGCGCACTTGAAGGAGCTAAACTAGAGTTCTATCGTAGAATTGCCGCACCTTATGAAGATAACAAAATCATTCTAAACGGAGATGTATACTAATGGAAATCACAATGAAACCAAAGCCAGTGCCACAATCACGTATCGACAAAATCCTATCACATTGGGATGAAGAAGATTTCTTTGACATTCAATCTAAAAAGTTGCTTGAAAAAGAACGTATAGAAATGGAAAAAGGTTGGTCTGAAGCATTCGGTATAGAATACAACAAGGAAATTGATATGGAATCTGCTAAATTAGATGCTATTAATCCTCCGCACTACAAGAATGTAGCCGCAGGTAAACAATACATGGAACTCATGGTTGACATGCTTGAAGGTAAGTCAGGTGTTGAAGCTCACTTGTTCGGTCAAGTGTATAAGTACCTGATGCGCTGTGGTAATAAAGACCAAGAGGTCCAAGAATTAAACAAAGCTCTGTGGTATCTTCAGGCACTCATCAAGTACAAGTCTGAAGGTAAAGTCATCTGATGAACCACATCAAAACGGTAAAACGTTTTGTCGCTGGAAGTATTAAGTTCTTTGACATCTATGAATGTACTGTAGATGAAGTTGATACTTATACTTCTAGCACTGGCAAATCTATGGTTAAAGTGTCTATTGAAGGTAAAGAGTATAATGGTCTACACAACAAGTGGGTCTATGAATATCTCTGTGCTAACGAAGGACAGCCATCTTTTGTAGTCTTCTGGAAAGCCCCTAAGGGTGATCCTATGGTAGCCTATGTTAAAGAGATCTGGCAGAATCACATTGATGGTACTCCACAAGAGACTGTCTATCTAGCAGATGATGCTGAGGCACATAAACAAGAGGGTGATTCTTTCCTGTATATGTGGATTAACAAAGATACCGATAAGAAGTACATTGGTAAACACAGAGGTAAACCTGATGATGGTTATGTATGTTCGTCTGAAAGCTTCATGGCTGAATACAATGAATGTCCATCGAGATTCATCAGGACAATCCTTGCATATGGTTCTGATCAAGAAATGCTTGAGTTAGAAACTATAATGCTTCTGCAATTAAAGACTCGTATGAGTCCACTGTACTATAACCTGTCAAACAATCTTAATAAGGAAAACTAATGGCAAAGTCTACTGTTACAAAACATGATTTCACTATTAAACTTGGTGGTCAAAACTATGAGATTCAAATTAGCCCTAGTACTAACTATGGTTGGTTTGAACATAGAGAACTTGGTGACGAATCAGGTGGAGGTCTCTGGTTTGATCGTGGAATGTTCTTGATTGACTATGATGGTGTATATGAGTTACCTTCAGAAGTTAAAGATAGTTTAGTGAGGTTTGGTTATATTGATCCTTCGGAGGTTGAACAATGGTAATTAATATTGATGATGAAGTAGCTGACCAGATTGTATGTGAAAACATTAAACAATCTTATAAGTATTTATCTGACCCTAAATACGCTGAAGGAATGTTTAGTCTAGATGGATATGAAAACCTAGTCAGAATAAATCTCTTACGCAGAGCTATGGAAACAGTATACGAATACTATTCTACAGACAAACTTGATTAAAATCAACACAACCACAGTCGGTACCTTATAGATACACACGGAGAACCTATGAAAAAGTATGTTGTAACTTGTTGCTTTGAAATCAACTATGAACCAGAAACAATGGCTGATATTGATACTATCATCCATGAGATGGTCAAAGAAGACTATCTAGATATCTATAACGGTGAAATGTTTTATGTAGTACAAGCAGAGGAAATCAATGAACCCAGATAAAGCGTATACAATGTATACAACAGCTGAAGAATGTAATGAGGTCTCTCAAAACATTATGAAGATACTTAGGTTTGGTCTTGATACTGTCTATCCAGCTGATGGTAAAGAAAGTAACAGAGATAAACTTGAGGAAGAGATGGGTCAATTAATGTTCTGTCTTAATCACTTGATATCCGATCTGGATTTAAGTGAAGACAATATCATGAATGCCTATAACGAGAAAGCTAATACATGGTTAAAATGGAAAGCCTATTATGTTAATTGATACAGCACAGGAAGGTGTAGTACGAGTTACTATTGACTTCTTTACCCCATTAACAGATGAACTTGAGTATAAGCTACACTATATCCTTGATAGTATAGCTGAACTTGAATATGACTATGACAGAGAGGTAGAACTTGAAATCGCAAAGTGACTGGGATCTGTTCTATATGCGTATTGCTAACTTGATTTCTCAACAGTCATACGCAGAAGATCGTAAAGTTGGTGCTATCATTGTCAAAGATGATAACATCATTTCATTCTCATACAACGGTACACCAAGAGGAACTAACAATGATACCCAAGTACATGAGGTTCTCCATGCAGAAGCTCAAGCAATCGCCAAAGTATCCCGTTCTAATCAATCTACTTTGGGTGCTACTCTTTATAGTACTCTCTCCCCTTGTATTGATTGCGCTAAGCTTGTCTACGCTGTTGGGATTCATCGAGTGGTTTTTAGAGACAATTATAAATGCCTTAGAGGAGTTGAGTTCTTAAAGTCTCAAGGTGTTATAGTTAATAACACACAAATTCACGAAGCATTCATTGATCCAATGTTGCTAATTAACACAGGACTATACAACAATGACTGAAACAACAGCACTACTTGCAATTAGTTTAGTAGCGTTAGGCGCATACAACTGGCATCTCCATACAATCATTCAAGGACTTAACGATCAACTCGATAACTTCCTTGAGATGGTCATGGAGATGGCTAAAGAACTACAAGAACTTGGGTCACCTAATGTAAAGGTAGTTGATGACAAAATTAAAAAAGACCTATGATAGACCTAAGAATATCCGTGTGACAGTAGCTTGTCTACCTGATGCTGAGAAAGACGTAAGGCAAATGTTCTTTGATTGCCTTAATGATTACAGCAAACGTTTCAAGGTACCTATCACGGATAAAAAGTTTGTAGTGCATATCTGCTTAATTGAATATGAAGAAAACTGTAATGAACAGGGATTAACCATATACAATGATGTAGATAGGCGTATTCTTATTCAGTTAAGAGACCCACTATTAAACGAGTGGGGTCCAAACCACTATGTCATGGATAAGTTTATTAACATTCTTGCCCATGAGATTGTACATGCATGTCAATACCTATGCAATCGTAAGATACCTAAGTTTAATAAACTAAATTACGATAAAAAAGATTTAAGAGAGCAATACTTCTTTGATCCCTCAGAAATGGAGGCTCGAATGTTAGAGGCTCCATACACATCATTCTACGGGAGTATACTCAATGAGTAAATTAAGGCTATGTGTAGACATCGAGACCAATGGTTTCATTCCAGATGTAAATAAGATCTGGTGTCTTGTTGCTGTTGATTCAGACAACGGGAATGTCTACTCATTCTCAGACTATGACGATGAGCTACCAAGCTTATCTGAAGGTCTTGACTTCATATCTAAGGCTGATATTGTCTTTGGTCATAACATTATCGGTTATGACCTTGTAGTACTAGACTATATCCTTGGATTCAAACTACCTGAGACAGTTAAGGTAGTAGACACATGGGTCTTATCCCAATTAAACCAGTATAGACGTGAGCATAAGCATGGTCTAGAAGGATGGGGTGCTAAACTAAACTATCCTAAGCTTGAGTTTACTGAATTCGATAAGTACAGTAAAGAAATGCTTACATACTGTATCCGAGATGTTGAACTCAACGTTAAGGTATACAAGGTACTAGCTGAAGAAGCTACTAACTTGATTCGTAAATACCCTATGTACAAGAAAGGTATCGAGGTTGAAACAGAGTTTGCCAAGATCGAAGCAGACATCAGAGCTAAGGGCTGGATGTTTGATATGGCTAAAGCTCAGACACTCTTAACAGAGATCAACAACAAGTTAGATGCTATTGAGATGGTACTTGAACCTAAGATTGGAATGAGGTGTATCAAGACAGATGGAAAAGACGAATTCAAAGAACCCGCATGGCGAAAAGACGGGTGCTATACAGTCGCCACTGTTAAACACTTTAATCTACCGCAAGAGTCGGGAAGAACTGAAAGACCTATTGAAGGAGCCTACTGTAGAATCTCCTTTGAACAAGGTAAAGTCGGATCAATCGAAGTAGTTAAAGACTGGTTGTACTCTATTGGATGGGTACCTGACGAATGGAACGTGGAGAAAATCAATGGTAAGTTTGTTAACAAATCACCTAAGATTACCGAATCTTCTCTTGAAAAGCTTGGTCCTGATGCTATGCTTGTCAGCGAATACTATACTATTAGGAGCCGTAAAGGTATTCTTGAGGGTTGGATCAATGAAGTTAGAAACAGTAAAGACAATCGTTTACATGGTCGCATGTGGACTATTGGTACACCTACTTTTAGGTGTCGCCATGAAGTCGTTGCTAATCTCCCTTCTGTTGACTCTGTATATGGGAAAGAGATGCGAGGACTTCTTATATCCGAAGCAGGAACAACCATTGTCGGTGCTGACTCGGCTGGAAATCAGATGCGTGGTCTTTGCCATTACATACGTAACGATGAATTCACTAATGAGGTAATCAATGGAGATGTTCACCAACGAAATGCAGATGCTCTTGGAACTAGCCGCAAGCTTGCTAAGCCTTTTCTTTATGCTTTCCTGTTCGGGGGTGGTGATGGTAAGCTTGGTCTCATACTTACGGGTAAGACGGATGCGAAGACGGGTAGAACTGCTAAAGAAAAGTTTGAGAACTCAATCCCAGGATTAAAGGAACTCAAAGATAATCTGTCAAGTCTATTTGATAAAACAGCTAATACATTCGGTAAGGATAAAGCCTTCATCAGAGGTATCGATGGTCGTATGGTATTTGTAAGCTCTCAGCATCAAGTACTTAACTACCTACTACAGACTGCTGAAGGTGTCAGCTGCAAGGCGGCAGCAGTATATCTAAGAGACAAACTAAAAGAACGTAACATCCCACACTACTTTGTTCTACACTACCATGATGAAGTTGCTGTTGTAACTAAAGATGAGTACGCAGAAGAAGTAGCAGAGCTATCTATCGAAGCATTCACCGAAGCACCTAAGTGGTTTGGTATCGAGTGCATGGGTGGTGATGCACATACAGGTAAAACATATGCAGAGGTACACTGATGATTGAATCAGATGATCAATTCGACATTGCAATTATAGATGCAGATAGTATTCTGTATCAGATTGCTTACATGCAACCCTCTCCAGCGTTATGTCGTAAAGCTCTTGACGATAAGTTAAAAGAGATTATGACTAACACTGGAGCTATTGCTGGTGCAGTCTTTATTAAAGGTAAAGACAACTTTAGGTATCAAGTAGATGCCGCCTATAAAGGTAATAGAAAAGATAATATAGAACCTGAGGTTAAGGATCGTATTGAAGACCTATACGAGTACTGTAAAGAGTTTGGTATACAGTCAGATGGTGGTGAAGCAGATGATTACTGTGGTATTGCCGCTGACTTAGCAATAGGTGACAACAAACGTTATATTGTATGCCATATAGATAAAGACCTTGACTGTATTCCTGGGTGGCACTATAACTTCCGCAAGGATACGTTATACTATGTTGAACCAGAAGACGGATATAGGTTTCTTATGATGCAGATCTTAACAGGAGATGCAACAGATAATATCCAAGGCTTAAGAGGTGTTGGACCAAAGACAGCTGAAAAGCTTATCAATGGTGTACCTAATACCCACTTGTGGTCAAGGGTTATTGACATCTGGAAAGAAAAATGTGGTGATAATTGGGAACCTTTCTTCTTGAAATGTGCTAACTGCATATACATCAGAGAGAGTGATGAAGACCTTAAGCCACTATCATTTGAAGAACTAAAGGAACGACTATCATGGAAGACTACGGACACTGGATTGCCCTCACAGAGCGACCAGCCAACGCCTTCGGATTCATCTATGCAGTCTTTGGACCAACTGGAAGACAATACATCGGAAGAAAGCAACTCATAAGTGAAACATCTAGACTACCCGCAGGAGCTAAGCGCAGAGTTAAGACTCGAAGAGAGTCTGATTGGAGAACTTACACATCCTCATGCAGAGAATTACTTGATGATATTGAGCTATACGGACTTGAAGTTTTTACTTTTGTTATCTATGACTGGGTATACGGAAGAGGAATGCTTACATATCGGGAAGTGCAGG